CATGAAAAAAAGGGGGCGACTAGAGGATGCTGTCTGTCCAGACAGCTCGACCGATGATCATGGTTCGGTCGTCAGGCGGAAGAATCTTGTCGGGGAAGGCGATCTTGTCAGCATTGTCGCTGCGGAGAATCCAGACGATCGCGCCCGCTGAAGGATGGTAGTCATGCACGAGGCGTTTCAAGACGAGGCCACCATCAGGCGTGCAAACTGCGTATATCCTGCCGTCCGATGGGCTTCTCTCAGCAGTGTTGATCAAAACGACCCGGCCGTCCTGGATGCGGGGGGACATGCTTTCACCAGAGGCATAGATAATGCGCGCCGCCTCCTCCGGTACCCCGTACTCTCTCAGGAATGACTTCTTGAACGCCAAGCCGCCTTTCACAACCACATGATCCTCGAATCGGCCACTGCCGCAGGCCGCCGCGATATCCAGTTGTGGCACGAGTGCGAACTCTTCTTCTGTTGGTTGAGGTAAATCTTCCGTAGGAAAAAGATTACCCCCCTGTACTTCTTTCCGCACCCCAGTCAAACGTTTGACATCCCCATTGTTCGCCCTATCAGATGCCTCCGATTTATGGTAGGCAAACCCACCGCTCGCCTCCGCCTCGGCATCAATGCCCCTATCGAAGTAGAGGGCGGGTAGGTTCAGTTCACTCTCAAGCCGACGCGCTGTTCCCTCCCCAAAGCTGCGCCCTCCTCGATAGTTCGGGTTGAGTATTTGCCGCAGACGTGTCGCGTCCTGCGCGTGCCGACGCGCATACTCGGAAACGTTTCCATTCGTTTCGATGTCGACCAATTCCTGAAGCCTCTTACGGCGGTGTGCATCCATGTCCATAGCGCGCATTACACCCGAAAACTATCATTTGCTGTGGTAGAAAAAGTTATTGTTTCGCGAGCTAATGCTTGCTCTTACCGAAAGCATTTGCTATCGTTAGGGCATGGATAACTTTCACACCTACTTCAAGGCCATGAGCAAGGACGAGCGCAAAGCGTTCGCCGATCTTGTGGGTACTTCTGTCGCCTACCTCTGGCAAATCATCTACGGCCAGCGTCGATGTAAAGAAGGTCTCGCCATTGAGATCAGCAAGGCATCCGATGGCGCAGTGCCTCTTTCTGATCTTCGCCCAGACGTCGATTGGGACTACGTACGCAGAGCAGCCGAGTCGATCACTGATAGCGATGCCATTGATCGTGGCGCAGCAAGTGATGACACGCAAGCCCTCGGAGGTACGCCAGACCGCAAAGCGAAGAGGAAAGGCGGCAAGTCGAATCCCAAGACAAAACAGGCTCGCGCTTCGGCGCGCGTCTAGTGCAGATGGTCCCTCGCTGATCCCCGTCAGCGGGTTTGCCGATGGAAACGTCGGCTCTTTTATTCGGTAGTAGTTGGTGTTGGACATATCGGCGTGGAGTGCATTTGATCTGCCTCCATTTTTTATTGCCGGGGTCCGTCAACTCAATGCAACTGGTTGCAACGCAGCACAAACGGAGAAGAAAAATGCAACGCGAAATGCCCGTCCATGGAGCGCCAAAGAAAATGGTCGATGCGCCGATTGAGCTTTTAAGCATGTGCGATGACGAACTCGATGCGATCAGGCTGTGCATCCAACTTAGCCGCTTCACGCACGAGTTCATCGGCAAAGAACTGTCGATCGACAAGGGGCACTTCTCGCGAATCATGAGCGGCACTGCTGGTTTCCCGACGACGAAGCGGCTCGCTCTTATGCGCTTGTGCGGGAACCGTGCTCCGCTGCAATACGAGGCCATGCAGGCTGGCTGCAAGTTGCTCGAGACGGATGAATTCGAACTGATGCAGCTTCGTCAGCGCGTGCGCGAACTCGAAGCAAAAGCCGCCTAAACGGCCCGGAAAGCACTCTGTCGCAGAGCGCTTTCGAGACCGAGAAACGACGGAAATGGACTGCCAGTGTTCCCAATCATGCGCTCGTAAGTCTGTTCTCTTTTGCGCTGCATCAAACCTTTCTCTACCGAAAGGGAAAGTACGGAGATTGACATGGACCTACTTGATTTCGCTCTAGGCGCTCTATGTGGCGCAGCAATCGTTTCTATCTTCTGGGCGGCTGCTGTGATGGATTTGCGGGCTAAGCGCGATTGGAGGCAGCTGTGAGCGCTATTCATGGGATCACGGTGTGCGCCATTGGCGGCGCAATCGGCTGGGCCGAGGCCAGTGTCATGTTGAGCGTTGGAGTCGATCGTCGCCGGTGGCAGTTCTGGGCGATTCTCGGGCTTATGTCGGCATCTCAACTGCTGGGAGCATTTGCATGACCGTCTCCGAACTCATCGCCGAGCTTCAGAAGTTCCCCGGCCATCACCGGGTATTCGTCGAGCACGAGACCGACGTCAACTATGAGACTGGCATGCCAAATACGGACTGGGCCGCAGTTCAAGAGTTGCGCGCCGACCAGCAATGCACGGTTGTCATCGACACGGTTAGGGGCAACGGATGAAACCCTCCCGCAAGAAACAGATGACCGGCGCCGAAATCTTCATCCGCTACCGCCAGTACGTCGGCTATATGGATCGCGTTCACCCGGGCCTGCCGCGGCTGAGCTATCGCGATTGGCTCGACTTTGGGAATCGGGAGGGGATGTGATGCCGTCTTTTGTGATTTGGATGCCTTGGGGTGCGCTGTGAAGGATTACGCCTCGTTCATCGCCAGCAAGCGTTTCGCTGACGTGCCGACCGGATTTGATTGCGACGTTCCTGTTGGTCCTCTGTTCGACTTCCAGGCCGCTTGCGTCAAGTGGGCGCTCAAGCGCGGCCGCGCGGCTCTGTTCGAGGATACGGGACTCGGCAAGACGATCCAAGAGGCTACCTGGGCGCAGAAGGTTTGCGAGCACACTGGCGGGAACGTCATCATTGCCGCGCCGCTATGCGTCGCCCAGCAAACCGTCGAGGAAGCCGCGAAGTTCGGCATCACGATCAAGTACTGCCGGAGCCAGTCGGACGTTGAGCCCGGAATCACGATCACGAACTACGAAATGCTCGAACACTTCGATCTTGAGTCGTTCGTCGGCGTGGTACTGGACGAATCGAGCGTCATCAAGTCGCAAAACGGCAAGACGCGTCAGTTCATCACGGACGCATTTCGGCGGACTCCTTATAAGTTGTCCTGCACCGCAACGCCCAGCCCGAACGACTGGATGGAACTCGGAAACCAGGCTGAATTCCTCGGCGTCATGTCGTCGGTCGAAATGCTCTCTACGTTTTTCACGCACGACGGCGGCGATACCGGAAAGTGGCGCTTGAAGGGACACGGCAAGGTCAAGTTTTGGGAATGGATGGCGACGTGGGCGATTTGCATCCGTTCGCCGGCCGATCTCGGATTCGATGGTTCCCGTTACGCTCTGCCGCCCCTGCAGCTCGTTGAGCACGTTATCGAAAGCGGCGAATTGCTAGAAGGCCATTTGTTTCCGGTTGTAGCGCAAAGCCTGACCGAGAGACGCCAAGCGAAAAAGGCAAGCATCGATGGTCGGCTCGAACTCGCTGCGCGACTCGCCAATGAGCACCGCGGCCCCGTCATCGTTTGGTGCCATCTGAACGAAGAATCCGAACGCCTCGTCAAGATGATCGACGGCGCGGTTGAGGTGACGGGCTCCATGTCAATCGAGGAAAAGACGCGAAACATTATGGCGTTCACGCATGGCGAAAGGCGCGTCCTGGTTTCGAAGGCCTCGATCTGCGGCGCGGGCATGAACTGGCAGTTTTGCGACACGCAGATTTTTGCCGGTATGAACGATTCGTACGAGCAGTTCTACCAGGCCGTGCGCCGTAGCTACCGATTCGGCCAGAAGAACACCGTAACGGCTCACATCGTCACCGCCGATACGGAAGGCGCGGTGAAGGAAAACATCGCGCGCAAGCAAGCCCAAAGCGACGAGATGGCGAACGAAATGGTTGCTTACATGCGCGACCTTACCAAACAACAGATCCAGGGTGCTATGAGCGGGACCGAAGCATATCGGCCGACCGTTCCGATGGCTATCCCGGCATGGATCGAACGCAACGTGGAGTTTGCATGATGAACGTGCTCAATCAAGAAATTCATGACCGCTTCGCGCTGTACGGTGCCGATTGCGTCGACGTGGCGCGCTCGCTTCCCGACGCATCAATCGACTTTTCGATCTATTCGCCGCCGTTCGAATCGCTGTTCGTGTTCAGCAATTCCGAGCGCGACATGGGGAACAACGCGTCGAGCACGGATTTCTGGACGCACTACAAGTTTCTGATCGCGGAGCACATTCGCATCATGAAGCCTGGCCGACTCGTGGCAATTCACTGCATGAACCTGCCGACGTCCAAGGCACGCGACGGGTATATCGGCTTGAAGGACTTCCGCGGCGAAATCATCCGCGCGCATCAGGAAGCAGGATTTATCTACCACTCCGAAGTGTGCATCTGGAAAGATCCAGTAGTGGCAATGCAGCGCACCAAGGCGCTGGGGCTGCTTTACAAGCAACTGCGTAAGGATAGTTCCATGAGCCGCCAGGGCATCGCGGACTACCTGGTCGTGATGCGCAAGCCTGGCGACAATCCGGAGCCGGTCACGCATACGCATGAAAGCCTGCCGGTCGATCTTTGGCAGCGCTACGCCTCGCCGGTGTGGATGGATATCAATCAGACACGCACGCTGCAATACATGAGCGCTCGCGAGAATGACGACGAACGCCACATTTCACCGTTGCAGCTCGACGTGATCGAGCGCGCAATCGACCTTTGGACGAACCCGAACGATCTCGTCTATACGCCGTTCCTCGGCATCGGCAGTGAAGTCTATACGGCGCTGAAGATGGGCCGGCGCGGCGTTGGATCGGAACTCAAGCCGTCCTATTTCAAGTTGGCCGTCGAAAACTGCCGCAGCGCGGTCGTCGACAACCAAGCCGACATGTTCGCGGAGTCCGCATGAAAGTCTTCTTGGTCTTCTGCTCTGGCGCTCTAACTGCTGGTATTGCTCTATGGGCTGTTTGTTGGGTGGTGGAGTACCTGAGATGAAGCGCGACCTTCCGAGTAAATCATGAGCGCATCCCGACGCCTCTCGAAGGCTGAAATTCTCGTTGCTGCGGCGCCTGCCGCAGTGAAGCTTCCGGACATCGCCTTCCCGATCGCCGATCCCGATCTGGCCGCGCTATCCGAGCTGCTGCATCGCATGACGGTGTGCCAGGAAGACACGCCGGCAACGCGTATGGCTGGCGAGGCGATTCGGGTGCTGCGGCGCTATGTGGCGAAGCGGTCAAACAGCAACTAAGGCGATTGTGTGCAAGAAGACTCCCCGCAACTCGAGAATGGGTACACCAGGCTTGCAAACGAGCTTCTGGACGCCCTCATCGGTGCAGGACTAACTGCGAGGCAATGGGCTGTGGTGATGGCAATCGTTCGTAAAACGTACGGCTTCAACAAGACATCCGACGAGATCGGGCTGTCTCAGTTGGTCGCCATGACGGGTCTCGACAAGGGGAACCTGAGCAAGACCGTACGCGAACTCGAATCATCCAAGGTCATCCTTCGCAGTGAAGGAACGCACGGGCATTCGCTGGGTATCAACAAGAAGTATAAGCAATGGGGGTTGTCAAATCAACAACCCCAGTTGTCGAAACAACAACAGTTGTCAATTCAACAACCTAGGGGTTGTCAAAACGACAACGAAACGGTTGTCAAAACGACAACTCAGGGGTTGTCGAAACAACAACCACAAAATACGTATTTAAAAAACAAGGGAAAGACAACTTCAAAAGACAGTCTTTCGCGCTCGCTTCGCGAACGCTTTGATGTCTTCTGGGCGGTCTATCCGAAAAAGAAGTCGAAGGATGCGGCTGAGAAGGCCCTCGCTAAACGCAAACCGGACGAGCAGCTCTTCGCCGACATCATGTCGGGGCTGGAGCGGGCCAAGACTTCGGTTGAGTGGCTCGACAAGCAGTACATCCCTTACCCCGCCTCCTGGCTGAATGGCGGCGGATGGATGGACGACTACACGCCTGCGGTTTATTCCGAGGCGGAATCCGCAGTGATCGATGCGTACAACGCGGCAATGTCCGAAGCGTGGCCGCGCGCCGTTAGCGATCCGTTCAGTGCGCAAAGAGCCGCTGCGATCCGCGAATTCATCGATTTCGCCCCCGGGCGAGCGGACATGCCTGAGAAGTATTTCGCGCACTGCCAAGCGAATTTGGCGGTAGACGAACGTTGCGGCTTTGATTGGCTCATCAAGCGAGAAACGTACATCCGCGTCAAGGAAGACGCCGTGAAGCACAAGGACAACGCATGAACGCCCCCCACGATCTCCCTGCCGAGCACGGCCTCGCGGTTCCGCCGCATAGCGTTGACGCCGAGCAATCTGTACTCGGTGCTCTGCTCTACGACAACGACGCGATCGACAACATACCCGAGTTGCGCGCGACGCATTTCTATCGCTACGACCATCGGCTGATTTTCGAGCACATTTCTCGCCTGATCGTGTCCGGCCGCAACGCCGACATGATCACCGTGTACGAGGCGCTGGAAAGCGCTGGCAAAGGTGCCGAGATCGGCGGTCGAGCCTACTTGAACGCGCTCGTTCAAAACGTTCCGGGAAGCAAGGGAATCCGCCGATGGGCGCAGATCATCATCAATCGAGCCAAGCTTCGTGGCCTGATTTCTGCAGCCGACGAGATTTCAGCGATGGCGTTCAATCCAGAGGGGCGCGAGGTTGAAGAAATCATCGCGACCGCGCAATCGAAGCTCGAGCCATTGGCTGACGATGCGGCGCGAGAGCCGGCCATGATTGCAACGTTCCTTACGCCGATCGTGGAGCGCATCGATACTGAATTTCACAGCGGGAAGGATCACACGAAGGCCCTCTCACTTGGGCTAACCGAACTCGATGCAAAGCTCGGCGGGGGTGCTCGCGGCGGTCAGTTGATCATCGTGGCCGGACGTCCATCGATGGGGAAAAGTGCGATCGCTCTTGGCATTGCCGAGGCCGTCGCAGAAATCGGCCTTCCTTCGATGTTCTTCACCCAGGAAATGACAGGCGAGGAACTGACGGCGAGATCCCTTTCGCGGGCATCCAGGTTGCCCCTGGACAAGATTTTGGACGGTTCGAAGTTTGAACGTAATGGCGGCGATCATGATTGGCCGATGCTTACGCACGGCGTTCAGAAGCTTGCTGACCTGCCGTTGCTAATCGATGAAACAGCGGGCATCTCGCTCGCGGAAATTCAGGCTCGTGCGCGCAAGCAAAAACGGAAGGGTGGACTTGGCCTGATCGTTGTTGATTACCTGGGCCTGATGGCTGCGACGCAGGGAAACAATCGGACGGAGCAGGTTGGGGCGAATACGCGTGGGCTTAAGACGCTCGCGAAGCAACTAAACGTGCCGATCGTCTTGTTGGCTCAACTTTCCCGTAAGTGTGAAGAGCGCAATAACAAGCGCCCGATGATGTCCGATCTTCGCGACTCTGGCGAGATTGAACAAGACGCCGACGTCATCCTGTTCCTATATCGAGATGAAGTCTACAACCCGGATTCGATGGACCGCGGCACGGCAGAGATCAACGTTGCCAAACAACGGAACGGTCCTACTGGCGTTGTGCGAGCTGCTTATTTTGGCGAGCGTACGACATTCGCCGACCTAGCCCCCAGCTACGTTCCCGCTGAGAGGTCGCAGCCCGCCAAGACACGCCGAGGATTCGAATGAGCCAGACATGCCGCACATGCGCCAACGCTACGACGAAGCCAGGCCATACGCAGCATTACAAGGTCGGCCTACGCAACTGTTTTCATTTGCCGGCGTTCCGCTTCGTTTCCGGCCACCACACATGCAACAGATGGACGCCATCCGTACCGAAGGAGACCGTATGAGCATCATGCATCGAATCACCGAATACCTCGCAGGAGTGTCGCAGGCAACCGGGCGAGAGATTGCCGACCAACTCGGCCTGACCGAGAAGACTTGCGGCGATGCATTGCAAAAGCTGATCAATCGAAACGACGTCATAGTCGTTCGATCAGAGCGGGTACGCGCCGAGTCGTCATATCGGCTTGCAAGTAAAGGGGCAGGCGCGCCGACGAAGGCGATGCAAACGCTTGAGGCGATGCAGACCGAGGCTCGTCGGCGGTTGATGAATGGAACGTATGTGGAGATCGCGTGATGCCAACCAGCAAAAAGCCCCGCAAGCGGCACGTACGCCGACCGCTCCCGGCCTTCGCCGGCATATCCCTTCTGATGGGCGCCAAGATCGCCAAGGAAGGCATGACGGACGCCGACATCAATCCGTACGAGCTCGTAGTGCTTGAGTCGATCGAATGCATTTGCAAGGGAATCGGGACGGGCGTGCATTGGGACCGCATTGCGAAGGCAATCAGTGAGGCATGGATCTTTGCGAATGACGGCGGTATCGGCGAAGAGGCTAAGCCTTACATCATCGTCGCGAAGGAAGGCATGGAGCGCATGAAAGCGCGGTTCCGTGAGACGGGAAAGTTTGCGTTCGACGGACTCGCGCTGCAAGCCGTTCGCAAAGCGATCGAGTTGTGGCGCGACCAATTAAAAATGGCAACGGTCGGCGAACTGGTAGCCGCGGCAGAGATGGTGCACAAAGAGTTCTACGGGAAGGAGGTGGCGTGATGAAGAATGATTGGACGCCCGAGCAAGAAAAATTGCTCGTCGACATTTGGCCTACTGGCGAAAGTATCAAACGGCATATAAAAGCGCTTGGCGATCGATCCTATACCACGATCATTTCGCATGCGAAGAAGGTCCTAAAGCTGGGTCCGCGACCGAAAAGTGCCCGCGGGAGCCTCGCTTTCGCATGGCCGATCATGAAAGGCGAACTCGAAAAAGGCCCCGGCACCGCTCCGGAACTGATCGCGCGTACCGGTCTGTCAATGGCAGTCGTCTGCCATCGATTGCGCGAGGCAAACCCTGGACCTGCTAGCGAGATTCACATTATTGGATGGCGCAAGCGGTCAACTGGCGGATCTCCGACTGCGATATATGCCATCGGCCCCGGAGTGAATGCGCCAACGCCGAAACCCTTCACGCCGTCTGAGAAGTGGCTGAAAAAGAAATCTCGGCGAGCCGGATCCTCGAACCCGTTCGCCGTAGCTGCGGGGCGCGTTTCGGTTCAAGCAACGATTACTGGCCGAGTATTCAAGCATCTTCACGACGACGAATTGGAGGCCGCATGAAATCGCTATCCGCTACCGAGGCGAAGGTCCGCGCAGTGCTGAAAGTCGGTGGCCCGATGACG